TTCGCCAGTAGTTCAGGGGCGTTGATAACGCCATATTTGCAAGTAGTGTGGGGTTGGAGTTCCCGGCCCTTGCCAGCCAAGTCCTCATCGGGGATCAACTGCTTGCCTGCGTCGACGATCATCGACTGCTCTCCCGGTGACAGGTTCACTTGCGTGGAGCAGTGTTTGAACTTCTCAAAGTCAGTCATCGGCCAACAATGCTCGTCGCATGTCTTCTGGGATACCAGCGGGGAACTCGATAACAACAAACTTCTCGCGTCCCCCACTGGTTATCCCGTAAGGGATGTGATTATCCCAGCAATACTGAAGTTTCTCTTCGAACGTCATTCAGCCTTCAACTTCGGCGAAGTCAACGTAAAAACGTTTCTTTGCGTGGAATGCTTCCATGAACACCTTGAAAGCATCCGGGTTTGTGATGACCATCTGTATTGAGCCGGAAGGCGTCCACTGCGACCAATCCGTGTTATCGCCTTCTTTGTCGTTCCCGGCAGACAACTTGACATTGCCGGAACCCGTCGGAGACTCGTACAACTCAATGCCCGTTACTCGAAACTTCGCTCGTACCATTTCACTCTCACAGGCCGTATAACTTGTCGGCTTGGATTTTCTGCGGTACAGCTTTCCGCTAGAACTTTATGTTCGCGGGTCGACCAGCCTGCCAATCCGCTCCAACTCGTCCATCTCGCAGCCGTTCGTGAACACGTACTCGCAGACCAGTTCGTCCTTGCCGCGCCAGCGCCGGTAGCACACTGCGCCAACCGAGTACGGGTCCGGCTTCAGGCCCGTCTTGCGCTCGTACTCTTCACGGGTTAGCTCGATGCGCTTGCTCACGATGGCTTGTCTCAAAATGATTCCACAGTGCGAAGTTCCCTGTGGAAAACTTACGCCCACCACGGATGCAGGTGCACGTCAACTGTACTCTGAGGGAAAGCGAATTTCCAGATGCGAACCCTGATGCCCCACGGGAGACGCCCCATCCAGTCACGCCAGAGCCACGGACGCTGATGGTAGCGCACGCCGTCAATTTCAACTCGCGTAATCATCATGGCTAATAACTCCGCTTCGCCGCGTACTTCTTTTTTACTTCGGACGCCGCCTGTGCCGCCCGATCCTTCTGGCGCATGAACACCTTCCGCAGAATGTGCTCAATCTTCACCTGCGCACTCAGCAACTGCGGTGTCGAGTACGCTGGCGACAACTGAATGCTCAACCGCTTGCCCAGCACCTCGCGCTCCAACTCCGTCAGCGACTCCTCAACCTCAGGCGGAAGAAACTCGACCGCCTTCGAAGCCACAAGCGCCCCTGCAGGCCCGCTCTGCGATCCGGTCCATGATTGCTTTGGCGGTAACGCTGCCTGCGCTGGCTTCCCAGGCAAAGGCTTCTTGCCATTGCTCCCCTTGGGCGGCGTTTTTCCGGTGCCGCCCGGTGCGTTTGGAGGCTGTTCGCCTTGTGGCGCTCCGCCGCCCTGCGAGGAGATTATCCCAGCCGTGAGCGGGATAAAGCCGTTCTGTGTCAGCACGCCAGGCTCTTGCGTCTCTGGCAGGCCAAGAGGGTCTTTGCCGAGATCGACGCGGATCTCGTCAATCGTCACGATACCGCACTTCGCGTAACCCGTATCGACCGTCATCTGCTTAACGGCGTCCACTTCTCGCGACTGCTTGTAATCCGTTTCGATGTCGTCAAAGCCGAAGTACTCTTGGACGATTTTGTTAATGATGTTCACAATCGTCCGACGCTTCGGCATCAAGCCTTCTTCTTCCGCACTCTCAGCCGATTGTTGAGCTGTAGCGCGGTTTACTTGCCTGAGCATCGAAGATGGCGATGTACCGAAGGCGTAGCAGATAGCTTGAAACTGCCATTCATCCCACGGCGTTTTCAGTGCGACTTCTTTCGGGAAGATGATGTTTGGACGGAAGGCGGAGTCTCGCGCGGAACCGTACCCAGGCAGGAACGTGAGTCGCCGACGCTTCCCGAGGTTGCCTGACAGGATCGAATCGTACCAACCCTGTATCTCATTCACCTTATCCATCGGCAAGTCTGGCGGCAAGAAGCACATCGCTTCTGGGATATTCCCTTCGCGCCAGAAAGCCAGATCGAACGCTTGCTTATTGAGCCCGATGGCGATCATGGTCAAGGCTTGCTCGCATGGCGAATAGCCGTAGCGACGAAACGTACGCTCATTGCGCATCACGTAAAGCAAATCGTCGGTGGTCAGGTCTTTTGCCGGGAGCCCGTAAAGACACTGTTGAAATGCAACGCTCGGAGGCGGAGGCGTAACTCCTTGATCCGTTAACATCCGCGCGATGGTCGTGGCATCCACTGGGATCAACGAAGCGATACGACCCTTCGTGTCTCTTTCTAACCCGATAGCGATACCGTCGAGCACGAGCATGTCCTCTATCAACATGCGCAGCCAAACTTCCCACGAATGCCGACCGTCTGGACACTTGAAGAACTTTTTCAACTGCGTAATGCGCGTATCTTCCGCCGTACGCGACTTGAGATCGGTCTTCGATTCGCCGGGTTCCGGGATGAGCCGAAATTCCAGTTCACCTTCGCAGAGCCGATCTTTTACTGTCTCGATAACGATGCGCAGCATGTCCCACGAATCAGCGACTTCGCGGAGCACCCAAAATCCGGCCGCGTTCGGCTCGCTGCCGGGTTGCCAAATGATGTTAGCGCCGGGCTGATACTGGTATTGGCGAATCGCTAGGTCTTTAGGCGCCGTTGGGGTGATGGGTTGAAGAGGCGAAAACCAAAAATTGCTCGCGATATCGCGGATATTCCCCGAGCCACCGGTCGGCATGATTTGATTGAGCGACAAGTACTTCGCTCCATCCGGCAACATTGGTGGCATTATTGAAAGCTCCTAGACTGATCCGGCGCTGGACGATTCAGGAACGGAGCCGCATCGCCGCGCTGCTCCATCGGCTCCTTGAGAGCCCACGCCTTCGCTTGCACGATCGGTTTCTCTCCCCACGCCGCAGAACACACCTGACACGTATGCAGGACGCAGCCCTTCGTCTGGTCTGGCCAGACAAGCCCGTCCTGCCACTGAATCTTGCCTTGCCGCGCTCCGCACGCCGGACACTTCGCACAAGGGTCAATCGTTGCCCGCTGGATACGCCAGGCGAGCACGATGGCGCTCGCCCAACCCCAGAACCATAGCCAAGCCTTCTTCATGGCTTGCCCTTGAATCCGCGGAGCGCCCACGCCAGAAAGATCAACTTCCGGTACTGACTGAGCGGGATGAATTGCAGTTCCCATCTAACTTTCACTTGCCGGACTAGACGGTTCGCGTTCTCTGTTCCATGGTCGCTGGAATTCCAGCCTTGTCCAGAACGTTCAATTGGTCGGGCGTGAGAATCGACGTGTTCGGAGATGCCGGCAGATTTGCATCCCCTAGCGCCTTTAGTTGCGCCGTGGTCAGTGGCACCTTCGCTTGAGCCAACGATGCCTTGGACGTAACGGGTGTCGGAGGCGGAGGAGTCCAACCGAGTGCGGATTGCACTTCCTTCGGCTGCTCTTTCAGCCACCCGTCGCTCAGTTCGTTGCCGGACAGAAACGCTTTCATGATGATGTCTGCCGCTCCGCCGAGCAGGATGGCCGACGACCGCGCTGCGTCCAGTTGCGTTTGCGCCTCGGCGTGCTGCTTCGTTGCATCGTCCTGCGAGGCGGCTGCCTTCTGTACGAGCGTACGAATGCTATCAAGTTGTTGCGATGTGACTTTCATAAATCCTCCAGTGTTCCTAGATTCCACAAAGTACGACGATGGGAATTAGTATCGCTGCCTGATTATCCAAGATGCCTGAGTCCTTGTCGATGCGCCCGTCGATCCAGCAGTTGATGACGTTCGTCACCGGAGTTGGAGCCGCGGCGTTCCCTGGCGCAATCACAGGCTGTTGCCCGACCACCTGCATGTTCTGTACGCGCTCGCCAGTCGGCGTCCCTAACTTCGCCTCGATCGCGCCGATGATTGCGTTGATAACCGTGTCTGGATACGGATGCGCTGCCGAACCATCCGGCGCCGGGTCAGCCTTGAAGTACACCAGGCAGAGGTAATTCAGTTTATATTCGGTCAGCGCCATGTCTGGTTGCTGATCGTTTTCCGATGGCGCAATCAGGAACATCGCCGGCTGCTCTGCGACGTTGCTCCAGATTTGCGCTTGGCGTGATTTCGTCTGCCATGGATACGCGCCTGCCAGTATCGAGAAGAGCGCTTGCGCGATCGGTTCGCGGTTCACTTGCTCAGCGCCTCATTCGTCGCCTGCTGCAACCCGGAGATGATCTGCTCGCGCATCTCTTCGAACGCTGGCTTCATGAACGGCCTCGGCCCCTGCGCTGGCACCATGACGCGCCTCACAATCACCTGCTTGCCGTCCAGCATGAACGCCAAAGCCTTCTTGTTGACTGGCACGATCTCATGCGCCTTGAATCCCGTCAACTCCCATCCGCGGCCATACCAGGCTGGTCCGCCCGACGATTCTACTCCGCCAGCAACTTCATTTTCGCTTGCGGTAGCCTGCGACGGGTTCAACCTCACCGAGTCAATCAACTTTCCCGTACGATGATGCAGCACCTGGCCTGAAAGTTTGTCGCCCTGAATGTGCGATTGGAGCATCAGCATCAGTCCCGTCATTTTGATGCGCAGGGCTTCGCGCAACACAGGCATACGCGACCGCACGAAAGCCAGCAATCGCTCGTCAGAGCCTTCGAAGTCTATGCGCAGCATCTAGGCGGACGCTCTCTTGTAGGCCACTATCGTAAGCCAATCTTTTTCGCTTATTTTCCAGTTGAAGGATACCGTCCCGCCCCCGCCCGCCAGCGCCTGCGAAGTCTGCCCAATGGCCGTGCGCTCCTTGTAGCTCAGCGCTACCACGCGCGTTGACATGAACTGCAAGTCTGCCGGCGTAGTCGTAAAGCCAGCCGTGTACGTGATGAACACGTTCTGGATGCCTTCCCAGAAGTTGTAGCGAGATCCGCAGTTCGGATAAAACTGCGAGTTCGACACACCTGCCCCGCCGCCGCCATACCTCAACGCGATCGATTTGCCATCGCCGCGAATGACCCAGCCCGCCGTCGTGAACGATGTGCTCTGCGGAATCGTCAGCGTCCCAATGACCAGCGACTCGACTGACTGGATTGGACGGTTGCGCAGATACAGCACCGCGCTTCCATTGCCGTCATACACTTCTTCAAACTGGACGGGCTCATTGAATGGCGAGGCTGTCGGAACGTCGTTGTTCTGGTCGCCGTATCCGCAGAACGTGAGCAGGTACATCCCCCAGGCGGTGATTGCCTCTTGGATGTTCTGATCTTGCGAGATGCCGCCGTCTTGCCAGAGCACGCCGTTGTCGTTCGTGATGCCGCCGGCGTCGTTGAATGTTGGGATCGTGGCGCCTGTCGTTCCGCCATTGATACAGATTTGCAGGTGGCCTGCAGGATCGTTGATCTGCGACCCTGGAGCCCCAGCGTTGCCAGCCGTGACCGCTTGCCCTGCCTGCCATGCTGGAAGTTGCGCACCAGCTCCGAGCCATCCCTTAACCAAGGCGACAGATGTGGTGTCCAACGGAGATTGCATTCGGTTGTCAGACTAGCCTAAGTTGCGTGCACCGGCGAACGATCTGCGACTCGCTTAACTTCTGCTGCACGGTAACGCCAGTGGCCAACGTCCGCGTGCCCATGATCTTCACAAGGCGACTCCATACCAGAGCCCGGCGTGCCTTGTCTTCGCTCCGATAAGATTCGCAGCGAGCGTGATCCACAGCAAAGCGCTCGACCGCTTCAACATATTCCTGCTGATGGAAGATTGCCCGCGTCGACATGAACTGCTTCTCTCCGCACCCGCGGCAATGCAGGACTTCCATGGAGTGGTCGTAGTAACTTCGCATCAGTCGAACCGATACGTGAATTCTCTCGGGGATGGGAGCGGCTTCTTGGCAATAGGGTGCAAAGCATACGGCCATTCATACCAGTCGAAGCCAGCGCCTTTGCCAGCGTAATCGTGCTTGGCGTCGACCGCGACTGACCATCCATCCGGATCGCCCTTGCGGTAGTTGTAGGCGTCTTCCAGCGCGACCGATACCGTCTTGCCGTCCTCGTTGCCTGTGCTCTTTATGCCTTGCGGCACTTCGTCGATCAGCCGGAAGTGGTCGCCTTGTTTCAATTCTTCAAACGCTATCTCGCGCCAAGTGTGCGCATAGCGCGGCTCCACGACCCAATCCTTAAACATCTCATCAGGCTTGCGATCAAGAATTATGCTACGC